CATCTTGGACTATAGCACCTTTGAAGAACAGAGTCTTTTCATTTATCGACATACCAGCAAGGTCGAAATAAGTAGAACTTAGGAATACGCCTTGGTTAGCAAATGGTTGAGTCCATCCGCCAGAACCAGCTACAGTTAAATCCCAGTTACCACTACCAGGATCTCGAGTAGCAGTAAATGGGTTATGCTCTTTTGCTAATGTCTTCACTTTAACGACCTCTTTCTTTCTGCTGATCTCTTCCAGGACTTTGCAGCTCTCTTGAACAATACTTGATGGTTAGATCGTGGATGCTTCTTTTTGAGTTGCTTCAGAGTCTTTGCCATGTACTTGTTATACGCGGATGGTGCTCGCTTTACTTTCTTAGCGACTGACTTAGCTTTCTTTACAGTTGACTTAGCCTTGCTTACTGTTTCTTTACCAGACTCGCCCAGGTCTTTTATTTCCTGGAGCAATCTGATAACTTCATCAATAGACACTGAGTCCACCTCAGTTATCTGCAGCTGTTGATTGGATTGCAATTGCCATGAAGTCTTTAGCACTGAGGGAAACAATAGAAGCGTTTACTCGAACAGTGACGTTGACTGCCTTTGAACCTGCAACAGCAGTTGAAAGACCAGAGATGTAAAGCTGGTCATTAACGACAAAGCGTCCGTCATCTGCACCTTTTCCATAGTTGTCTGGATATAGGTCTGCATCTTGAGACAAGAAAGCATCAGTGTCGTAGCCCAAGTAACTTGAAGCGATTAAGGCACGATCATTAACAAAGACCAAACCGCCACGGTTTAGATCGGTAAGTTGAACCATAACTGATCCAGAACCGCCCAGTGTTGAAACTGGGAAGTTTTCTACAGCTGTTGTTCCTTGGTGAATAAAATCAACACTGTGAATTTGAAGAGCTTGGCGATCTCCTACATCAACGTAGGAGCCAAGGTCAATAGTTGCAAATGTTTCAGTATTTGCAGCACTAATGGTTAGTCGTTCGGTAAGCGTAAACATTGAGGTCTTTTTTGTAGCCATATTAATCACGGGGTGGAGTGGGGTTTTCTCTGCTAGCGAATATACAGACTAGTTCCCCACTCCAACCTTACTAAGTAAAGCGGGCTTATTAACGTGCCTTTCAGAACTTGCAGTCCTATCTTGGCGAGCGTAGCGAGCAAATCTTCGCACCACCACCTCCCGACCTCCAACCCTATGGTATAGCACCCGCTATATTATTCTGCTTGCAGATTTTTTCGGCGCATATACTAAATAACATTATTATTTAGGTTGAAACATGGCGAACCAATACTCCATAACCGTAAGCAACGGGGCTGATGCTGTCCTTAAGAAGTGTAAAGATGGAGGTGCAAAGATAAGTCAAGTAATCTCATCGTGCATCGAGATGCTTGGATACGACGCTGTTATGACAATGGCGATGAAACAACGAATCCTTTCTGATTACATGAACAAAGAGGACGAGTGAATGTGCGTCGCATGTAACATGTGTGAAGAAGTATACCTCTGTTCTCATGGTCAAGTGTTTTACGATTCGAAAAGATTTGGATGGGAATGTCCACACGACTTCTCGCTGATCTATCAATGCATGAGGTGTGCAGAATGACTTGTGGATTTTATTCAAACTTTGATTGGGTTACTCGAGACATCACATTTGATTGGCTATTACCATTGGAACAATACGAAGGACCACAAGGACCTTGGTGGCAGTGTATTCAATGCAATGAAATATTTTATTCAACAACACTTTGCACTTGCAAAGATTGTAATCCGTTCTCAGGATATTGCAGGAGTTGTCATCCAGAATGATGCCGATCTACAAGTGTCAAGGTTGTCAGCTTGAAACTCGAAGATTAAAATCTCGATGCTTGATGCAATTGAAAGTAGATCGTTGGAATGGAATGTGCATCAAATGTTGTTGCCTCAATTCCATACGTCATCGTCCATGCGACGATCCAACTGGTCTGGGATTCACCAGAGCGACACACAGGTGAATTAAATCCAGAGCCAAGCCATTAGAACATAGTCTGCAACAGTTGCTCCAGCAACCGTGACCAATGTAGCAATTGAAAGAAAGACGTTGAACTTCATCAATGATTCCAAGGATGTTTCTTTTGCTTCTTTCTTTTCAGCTCGAGCCATTAGCCATTCGGCAAACTTTGTAGTTGGTGTTTTCTTTTCTTCAATTGGAGTTTCTTCTGTACTCATATAATCATGCCTCCCATTCCTACGAGTGCGGTCTCTTCGTACCTTCGTATTTCTGGAGTAAACAAATCGATGGCTCCTGCGCCACCTGCTTCAATAGTTCTGATCGCTAATTCTGTAGCGACAGTTTCTGCAGTTGAAAATGCAATAACTGGTATTCTTATTAGGGGATGAAATTGTGACAATATTCTAAGAGGAACTTGACTCTCTTCGAACATTTGTTCTTCAAGCCAGATTAACTCAGGAGCTAACATATCAATCCTCATCGTATGATTGTTGAAGTTCGTATGATCTCTTTAGTCGCATAAGGTATTCGAACTCTGGTTCTTCTTTTGCTTCTGCAGCTAGAATATGCCTGCATCCATATCCAGTTAGAGATGTTAATGATCCAGCAGCACTGATTAATCTGTAGCTGTAAATTCTGTCTGTTGCAGTTGGATCCATAGAACCTAAATGATTCGAAGAAAGAAGAGACATTGAACCCCATGTTGCGGTATCGATGGTTGTTACAAATTGACGTATGCGACCGAATACAGTTTCATGATAAGTTAATGTTGAAGAACCAGGTCCTGACAAATTACCATTAATTAGAAAGTTGAATACTTCAGTATCACTCAATGGACGTACTGACATTAAATCAACAACACCAATAGAATCACCAGGTGCGGATCCTATTGTTGATGGATTCAATACATCTTGGACTATAGCACCTTTGAAGAACAGAGTCTTTTCATTTATCGACATACCAGCAAGGTCGAAATAAGTAGAACTTAGGAATACGCCTTGGTTAGCAAATGGTTGAGTCCATCCGCCAGAACC